GATGACTTTGAGACAATCTCAGAGGATGATATCATCGAGATAATCCGGGATGAGTATGGCTTTCGAGCAGACACAACCAAAACCTATCTCGAGGATTTGATTGATCACTTCGAGTTGGTGGACCACCCGCTCATGGAGGATACTCCGCTGCTGGTGACTGAGGAAAAGCGGGATGCAATCCTGGGAGCAGAGGCAGACAAAGAGTTGAGCAGGCACAGTGAGAGTGATCCTGCATGAATACTCACACAGTCACACTCGAGCCTGATGAGTTGAGACAAGTCTACCAGGAGGGTCGAGATAGAGAAAAACGGCATGGGCCAAGAGCAGACAGATATGATTATAACTCAGATGGTGAGGAAAATCACATCAAGGGCCTAAAGGGAGAGTTTGCCTTTGCTAAGCGGTATGGGCTTGAGCCTGACCTCTCACCACAGATAGATGGTGATGGTGGGGTTGACTTCGAGATAAGCTGCTGGCTGGGTGACAGTCTCACTGTGGATGTGAAGGCAACTAAGTATTATGAGAATCCCTGGCTCCGGGTGCCAGTTGATAAAGACGACTGGGCAGATATGTATGTCTGCACAGCAGTTGATGGGGCAGATATCAAATTAGTAGGCTGGCAATCTTGTGAGGAAGTCAGGAGTTTCCCTGCCTCAGATGCCACAGGAAAGCAGACTAATCACAACCTCCAACCAGCGGATTTGCGACAGCTGCCAGCTAAGCAGATGATTGAGGCTGTGGAGGCAGACACAGATACTCACCCTGATCAGCAGGAGCAGGAGCGGGAGAGTGACACAGAGACAGAGACAGACAAACTGCCCCGCTCTCCAGCTGCTGAGTTTGCTCGAAGAACCCACGACAATCCCCCAGAATATGCTAAGGCTAGAATCAAAAACACCACTGAGATGAATTACCTCAATGCCATTCGACAAAAAGAGATGAGCAGAGACAACCCCCGACAAGAGCGGATAGAATGGATCAACCAACAGCAGCAGGAGATACAAGAATGAGTGTTTACGTAAGTGCCCGTGGGAGGAAATACCACAAGAATAGCTGTGATACCATCTCAGGAGAATTGATAGAGATGACACAGAAAAAGGCTCAGCAGATTGGCTTGGAGGAATGTAAACGGTGTTTCATTGAGAATGGATCAGAAACACCTCACTGCCCAGAATGTCAGTCACCACAGATTGAATCCCGTAAGGGTGGCATCCAGGTTGATGATGAGCACCAGACAGACACAGAATGGAGATGCAGAGACTGTGGCGAGGAATTCATTGATGCAGATTATATTGCCACCCAACATGCAATAGGTGGTGGGACAACAGCTGCAAAGTTGGCAAATGAGCTAAATGCAGATGATGTGGTCCCCCCGTCAGAGGTGGATCAATGAGTAATCTGGGGACTAATATAGAGCGGCTGCTGCTCAATGCCTTAGATGATTGTGGATGGACCTGCATGAGAGCACCAGCCAGCGGTGGGGGGACAAAAAGAAGTCTGCCAGATATTCTTGTCTCTGATATTGATGTAAGGCCCCGTGCAATTGAGGTAAAATCGACGCAAAGCCCCACTGGGTATGTCAGAGAGCGGGAGGATTTAGCTCTCCAAGAGTTTTGCAACGGATTTGGTGCAGTTGCAATCCTTGCATTCTATTTCAAAAGCTCAGGCACCCGGAGAAAGATATGGCTGTGTCACCCTGATGACTGTCGTATCACAGACTCTGGGAATAGAGCATTATCTGTGCAGAATGCCCCAGAGGTTGCACATGCAGTGGTGTTACCAGAGACAGATACGATGGAGCCAGAGGTGAGAGACTTATGAGTTATCGAAGACGACAGAATTCACAGGAGGAAGTTGCAGGGAGCGCAGGCTTACCAACGACAAAGCGGGCAGTCAAAACTGTTGATACAAACACCCGCAAAGATGACCCATTCATCAGCAGGAGACAGACAACCTTACTGTTGTCACATATGGAAGTGTCTGATCCACAAACGGGACCTGTGCAGGCTGTCTCAATGATGGTTGAGCAAGGAGAGTTGATCACTCTCCCCCGGCCAAAATCAGGAGAGCAATGTTTGACCGTTGCAGACAGGAGACGGATTGCAATGTGTCTGAAGCAATACCAGGATGCTGGTGAGAAACAGAATGCCCAAGCCTGCTTGGACCGTCTCGAAGAGGGAGAGTTGCCAGAAATCCTTGACCGGGAGTATGTGAGAGGCCCATGAGCCAGCCAGATGTTGACACAGAGACAGAGAGACGGGACAACACCCCACCAGATGGGTTGGTGTGGAGGTATCCCAGCAGTGAGGTTTATCACACCACAAACTGCCAGATGATCACAGCTGATAAGCAAGTGGGAACCATCAGGAGAGAGGTTGCAGAGAGTTGGTCATCCTGGCATCTGTGCAGCCATTGCAGCGGAGAATTCAGTGACTCTCAAAACCTGAGCGGGAATAACTGTGAGCAGTGTGGAGACCTTAGATCAGTGTTAAGACCTGCTAAGGATGCTTATTTGTGTAGTATCTGCCATGAAGAGCCACAGGTCAAATCTGACCGGGATATCAGCTGGGAGCTAGACAACTAAGCCACCCCACCGCAATCTTTAGTCTATTGCCTGCCAACCCACACACATGACTGATGCAGAGTCTGTATGTGGGGAGCCAACAGGCAGTGGGGAGCCCTGCCAACTGCCTGCCTCTCGAGCAGATGGCAGATGCCATCACCACACCAGCAATACAGACAGACAAGCCAGCGGTGGTAGACCACCAGCATTGCAGGATCAGGAGAAACAAGAGACATTATACAAAGCAGCCAGCAGCGGGTTGACGATTGCTGATCAGGCTGCTTTGACCGGAATTGCCCAAAAGACTTTGTACAAGTCTCTTTGCTGTGTTGAAACCCCCCGCAATCCCACGATTACAGCAGCTGACCCCTGCGACTTTTGTAAAGGATACGCGCATGCGCATGCGAAGGGGGCAATGCAGGTGCTTGAAGAGTGTAGACCAGAGTTTCGAGCATCTGCCACCTATGGCTATGTCAAGAAAGAAAAGCAGGAGCTGATGGGAGAGGATGGTGATTCTATTGAAGTTACCTCTGATTTCATCAGTGTGGAGACAGCAACTGATACAGATACAGAATGAGTAAGACCATCACTCTGAAGGGGGAGTTTTCAGATAAGCAGCTGGAGATATTGCAGAGTAAGGCCCGCTTTCGGGTGGGCATGATGGGGAGACGATTTGGCAAGAATGTGATGGCAGTGGCTGCTCTCCTAGATTACGCCCATAGCCCAGACAAATACCCATATGGGGCAGACAGTGATCCTGTTGTCTGGTGGATAGGGAACACGTATACACAAACCAGGAAATACGGGTTTCAAAAGGTGATACAATCCTGCCCAGACTCAACAATTTACGGTGAGCCTAAGCGGTCAGCTCCCTTTGAGATATCGCTCAAAACAGGTGGGCAGATAGAGTTTTACAGCTATGATAGACCTGAGAGCCTGCAAGGAGCTGGGGTGGATATGGTTGTAGTGGACGAAGCATCCTATATGGATTCTGCTGTCTGGGAGAATGATTTGCGCCCAATGCTGCTGGATAATGACGGGGGTGCATTGCTGATCAGCAAACCAGTGGGAGAAAATTGGTTTTATGACCGCTATTGCTGGGGGGCAACAGCAGAGATGCCACACTCGCAACCACAGAAACAAAAAGATGACTGGTTTGCTGTGCATGCAACCAGCGGAGAAAACCCCTGGGTTGATGATGAGGAAATCCAGCGAGTTCAAGAGACAACAGCAGATGCAGTGTTTCGACAGCAATACATGGCTGATCCTAGCAGCGGGGGAACCCTGCTAACTCTTGATATGCTCTCAACTGCCCCTGTGTCTGTGCTTGACGGGCAGCAGTGGAATTGGCACATCAGTGTGGACTTGGGTGTGGAGATGGATGCAGCCAAAGCAAGAGAGAATGATACAGATTTCTGGAGTATTGCCATCGTTGCTGAGCATCCCACTAAGACTCAGGCATATCTGGCAGAGGTACGACGAAAGCGGGGGCAGGCACCGTCAGAGGCAGCAGAATGGATCAAGAGCTGCATTGAATGGGTGCCTAGCAACCAGGTAATCTATGAGCGGGTGGCTGCTCAGCAATGGTTTGAGGAAAACCTGAGAGCAACCGGGTTGGAGCCAATCCCACACTCACCCACCAGTGGCAAAGAGGATAGGATCATTGGCTTATCGGTCCCATTCTCGAATGGAGCGGTCAAGCTGCTAGACTGGAGTGATGTGGCAGGCAAGGATATGGATTGGTCAGCATTCAAAACTGAATGGGCAGGGTTTCCTGCTGGCAAGGTTGACCAACTGGATTCAGTGGCACAGGCTCTTGACAGCATCAGCTTTGCTGCCTCTCCGGGGGCATCTGGTTTGGACATGTATGAGAGAGGGACTTGATCATGCCTGATGGCAACGATGATGAGGGTGGCTTTGACTTGCAACAAGCTGTGCAGGAGGGTGCTAAACGGGTGGTTGAGTTTACAGATATCTTTGGGGTGAGCAGAGAGCAATTTGTCTGTGATGCCTGTGAGGTTGCTTGTGAGGCAACCACAACCTACAACCCACACACTGCTGCCTTTGATGAGGGTGCCTGCCCCTGCTGGGCATGTCCATCCTGTGGCAAGACCTATGTTCGAGATGTAGCAGATGATACAGTAACGATGGACCTGTATGAGCGGGATGGTGACTGATGGGAATTCTTATGTAGCAGTCACTACTACATGCCACTGTGATGCAAGAGAGCTTCACAGATGATGCAGCAACGACTGAGGAAAAGCTGGCAGCGATGAGCCAGGCAGGAGCAGGTGAGGTTGTGGATCACTTTGAATGGGGTGATGTGATCAGAGGGACCATGTGGAAACCAGCAGAGACAGATATGTATGTCATCTGGCAGCATGATGAGACTGGAGAGCCAGTGGAGATGGTTGTGATGCTGCCCCGACAGCCAGACAACTGGGAGCACTACATTGACTTCTAACCAATGACTGATCCAAAATTCCAGCCAGGGGTTGACTGTGAGCGGTGTGGGAATTATGTTGAGGGTGACTATGTAACAGATACAGACTTTAGACGTACATATAACGGAAAGGATGTGTGTGTCTCATGTCTGGTTACACTAAAGACGGAAAATGATGACTATACTAACCGATGACTGAGTATACTAGCATTCGGGTGCCTGTGTCAGCAAAGGAGGCAGCCAGCGAAAGCAAAGCAGATGATGAGACATGGGCAGAATTCATGCAGCGATTATCTGACTCACAGCCAGATAGGGTTGAAGTGGTCCCCAAAGAGGATATTGCTGACCGACTGAGAGAGTTAGAAGAGCATGCACTTGATACCAGCAGCAGGCTGGGTAAAATCGAGATGACCCTTGATGAGTTGCAGGCAGGCAGGTATTGACTAACCCAAACACTTAGAGAGACGACTGGCAACAGTCATGCATGACTGTTGATAAGGCAGATGTGATACTATTGCTGATCACTCTGTCAGTATGTGCATATCGGTATGTCACTGGGCAATGGCCTATTGGGGTGGCTGTTGAGACGGGTGATGCCTGATGCCCGATTACAACATTCGACTGGGCAACACGACTATCCCGGTGGCAAAGACTGACCGCTCTCTATCTGAGGCTGTGGGCAAAAGACTGGCATCTGCTAGTCCACAGACTCTAGTTGAGAAATCGGGTGGGGGTGACAGCTCATACTTTTCTGGAGAATCACTGTCACACAGTGACTTGAGAGAAATCCGTGCATTGCGAAAAAGCGGGGGGCAGGTTGCTCAGCTGATGCATTATAAAGCTCTCCTAAACTTTGGAGAGGGTGCCTCTATCCATGTTGAGAATGACGGTGAGACTGAGCAGGTCATTGATGGAGAGCCAATGACTCTGGAGGAATGGCTGCAAGACAATTTCCGCAACCTTGACCGATTGGTACTTGACCTGGGAGAGGATTCTCTTTTCTACCCATTTGCTGTGGGCGAATTGCAGGAGACAGTGACGGGTGATTTCAAGAGAGCATTGCCTGCTGAGCCATATACGATGCTGCCCCGGACAGATGACAGTGGGAACATCCAGCAGTGGGAGCAGCGGATTACACAGGATGGTGGCAGTCACAAAACAAAGGTATTCCCAGCAGATGAGATGTGGAGCATCGTTATCAACAAAGAGTCTGCCCGTGATCAGACTGGCATCTCTGAGGTATTGCGTAACCAGGATGAGATAGAGGCATTCATGGCAAATGAGGAAGCCATCAGCCAAGCCATCGAGTTGCACGGGTTCCCTCAGAGGCACATCAAGGTGGGCAGAGAGGATGGCACCCCCGTCTCTGATGATGACTTAAGACGGGTTCGCACCGTCTTTGATCCTCGCACCAGTGATGCTAATACTGCCTATTTCACGGGGCAGGATGTTGATGTAGAGACACTGGAGGCCCACGAATTCGATTATGCAAAAATCCATGAGATGGATATGCGCAACCTGACCACTGCTCTTGGGTTGCCAGTGGAGGCTGGGAATGTGGGTTCCGATGGGTTAGGATCAGGCAAACCAGCAGAGTTGCGAATGGCACTATTGAAGTTGTCTCTCAAGGCAACCCAGCGAACCTTTGCTAGTCAGTTTGTCGAAGAGATATTCCGCCCAGTGGTCAAGAAATACACCCCCTATGATCACACCCACCCCATGCACATCCACATTGGTGATCCTCTCGAGGATATGCAGGAGGTTGCAGACTTAATCAATAAGGTTGGTGGGGTGATGACCAACTCCGAAAAGCGGGACAGATTGGACTTGCCTGAGCCAGAGGATGAAGAGCTGGCAGGCTCATATCTCTCTCCCGCTCAGCAGGAGAAACAAGAGCAGCAGGATGCTGGGGGTGGCATCGGGGGCTTATTCAATGAGCAGACAGATGGTGATGCTGACCATGACAAGAGTTTAGCGGATATCCCAGACAAATACACAGATGGCACAGGGTTGACTGAGGGTGACTTTGTGCCAAATCAGGATGTGGAGGATACGGTGGGTGATGTGTTGGATTTTATCGATGAGCACGGATTGGTCAACCCTGACAATCAGCGAGAGGGAGCTGCCCGTGCAAACCAACTCAAAACTCATGCAGCAGAGAATGACCCACTGGCTGTTGACTTTTGGAGGGAGATAAGCAACTTCCATGCTAGGCATAGAGCACAGGGGAATCACCAGTGTGATCAAGAGAGCCTGCCAGCCAAGGCAACAGAAATGGACAATAACCGCTTTGATGCCTGCTATTATGATGCAGGCTGGTTTTCTGACAAAACCTGGGGTGGAGATGCAGGCAAAGCACAGGCAGATAGGATTGTTGCAGCCATCGAAGAGACAGATGGGGTGGAGCTGAGCCTGGAACAGTCAGATAGCCAGCCAGATATCTATGCTCACACCCCAGAGTTTGATGCGCCACTGCTGAGGATGCAGCAGGCAGCAGTTGATCCAGACACAGACTTATCTCGGTCCCTGACCACCACCATCACAGATGATGCCACCCCTGAGTTTGTCTTGCAGCGAATTCGAGATGCAGTTGATGCAGGGGCAATCTTCAGTGACTTTGAGGATATCCCAGGTGGCTCTCTCTTCGAGTTGCGAGAGGATTTCAAGGAGGTACTAGGGCAGGATGACTTTTCTCTGGAGGATGTGACAGAGAGGGTGATGAGTGAGTTTGGGGTGGACCGGGATTCTGCCCAGACAATTGCACGGACAGAATCCTCAGCAGTGTTGAACAAAGCCAGGGAGATTGGCTATGAGCAGGAGGGTGATCCTGATGCCAAATACTATTGGACCGGTGCAACCCCACCGGATAGGAGACAGACAGATGCCTGTGAATGGTTGATCAACAAGACCAACCCATTCGAGGGTGGGGAGCCAGTCAGTCTCAAGCAGCTGAGGCAGGATGTAGATGAGGCACCCACCCATGATGATCAGATGGATAATGACCTGGCAAGACCTGACTCATGGGTTGTCCACCCTAATGAGCGGTCAACATTCGTCAAGGCACCACCAACGACATAACTCATTCTGGGCAGGTGCTTTAGGCTATTACAGAGTAAGATGGCAGTGTGACAGATATCAGTGATGCCCAGCAAAAGTATCTAGATATTCTGCCTGCCAGCGATGCAGAGGCAGCTGAGCAATTGGCTAAAGCTCAGTCATCTATCCGTCGATATCGAATGCAGTTGCGAGAGATTGGATACAGTTTTGCCCATGCTGAAGACACATGGATTCAGACTGAGAATATACCCCAGCAGGATCAGCAGCCAGTCAGTGACACAGACAGCCAGCCTGATGCAGACACAGACACAGACAGTGATGCATCACTGGTGGAGGTGAACCTGGATGTAGAGCGGGAGCCAGAGGCAGAGGCTGACCCAGCTGAGTTGTCAGACAGACAGCGGTTGATTGCCAGCCAGTTGCAGACTGGCACCACCGTTGCAGAGTTGAGTGATGAGTTGGGTGCTCGAGAGTCAATCATCACTGAGCACCTTCGAGATTTGAAGAGGCAGGGGTGGCAAGTCTATGTGGATGAGACAGCATCGATGGTTGCCATTGAGGGTGATCATGCTCTCCGCTCATCTGAGCACAAAGGCACCCGAACAAGAAAGGCTAACAGGTGGTGGGAGAGCAGCCATAATGCACTTGTCAGGCAATTCCGGGGGCTTGACACACCAGACACACAGCTAACAGCCACCGCTGGGCAGGAGGATTGGGTGACACATCTCACTGACCTACATGCAGGAGATAAAGTGAAGAATGACAGCGGGACAGTGGTATATGAGACAGATGAAATCCCAGCGGTCATCGATTATATCACTCAGCAATCATTGGACTTAGCAGCGAAACATGGCAGCCAGTATGACACTGCCCATCTGCTTTGGGGGGGTGACTTTCTGACCAATGAGGCAATTTACGCCGGTCAATTTGAGAAATTGGATGCCTGGCTCTCTCAGCAGCATGCAACTCTGATCACCCCGCTCATCAAGCAAATCAAAGCCTTTGCAGCAGAGTTTGAGCAGGTGCAGATTGTCTGCCAAGTAGGAAATCATGGCACCCACCGTGCAAGTGGCACCAGCAGGCAGGCAAATGCTGACCTGATCCTCTACAAATCTATTAGAAACACCGTTGCTGAGTTGCAGAGGCACAGCGATGAGCTGGGCAATGTGAAGTTTATGATTGGCGATGCAACCAATTACAAAAACTTTGAGATGAGAGCAGGTGCCATCAGTGGGCATCTGAGGCACGGACAGCATCGCCACCCCCAGGCAGAAACCTCTGCTCGAAAGAAAGAATGGCTCTCAACCCTGCTTGATCATGATTTTGACCTGGCTTATATGGGGCATTACCATATCTCTGGCAGAATCCCGTGGGATGGACCACCAGTGATTGTTACATCCTCACCCAAGCCTGCTGGGGAGTTTGTGGAGCGGATTGGTGGCAGGATGCCAGGAGAAAAGCAGGGGGTTGCCAGCTGTCACGGGGTGAGTGATCAGGGTATCACAGGCATCTATCCGGTTGACACTAGACGATATGAGCGGTAATGACAAAGATTTAGTAAATAGAATTTAGATACAAGCTCACACAATGTAGGGTGTTGCAAACCTCACAAATGAAAGTGTATATTGCATCAAATTTAGCAACCACTTACCCATCAAAACTCCAAAAGCCAAGCACAGTCAATGCAGCTGTTCGAGAGACAAGTGATGATTTTATACTTGACTCTGGGATTGGTGATAAGGCGACAAATCACCAAGTCCTAGACTTAGCACATAAGTATGAGGCAGATTATGTCATAGCCAAAGATTACCTGCACAATCAGACAGAGACAACAACCAGTGTGAATGAGTTTTTTGAGTTGCATGAGCAGCATGCCTGTGAGGCTATACCACTGGTGCCATTGCAACCACCACATGCTGACCATTATGAGAGTTTGTCAGGTCATGATCATTATGTTCTAGGTGGGTTGTCTGTTGACTGTATGTCAACAACTGATGCAATCAACCACATCAAAGAGGCTGCACAGAGATTGCCAGAGAAAACACACATACATGCTCTCGGTGTTGGTGGTGGCATCGAATTTGTGCAAAGTGTGGCTGGCACAGGCTGGCTTGACTCAGTTGATTGCTCTACACCAGAGATGGCAGCAATGTTTGGCAAAGTGTTGGATGATAGATTGCGACAACAGACAGTGAGAATTGCAGATGGTGAGGGTGTTTCAACCCGGAATATCCCACTTGCTGATTTCAACAGTTGGCAAGTTTATGATGCATGGCATAGAGCAGAGAAAAACAGTGAGAATAACACATTAAGTGCCTATCAATGAATACAAAACTAACCTTAGCAGCAGTCTTTGCAGGGAGCATTGTTTTAGCGAACATTTTAGCAGCCAAACTCACCTGGGTGGAGCTGCCCGTTATTGGTGGTGTTGCTGTTCCAGCAGGGTTTGTTGCAATGGGTGTGGCTTATCTTGCCTCTGATTTGCTGGTGGAGCATCATGGCAAAGACACTGCCCACAGTGTTGTCAATGGGACAATGATCACACTTACAATTGCGTATGGTTTGATATGGCTGTCAATTGTGATGCCCACTGCCCCTTTTTGGGGCTTACAGCAATCTTTCGTGTCTGTCTTGAGCGGATCAGCAAGTATTGTCATTGCATCCATTATGGCACTTGCTGTTGCTCAGCATGTTGATGTGAGTCTTTTTGCCTCTTTGATGGACCTTACAGATGGCAATCACAAGTGGCTTAGAAATTGTGGTAGCACAATCACATCTCAGGCTGTAGACACAACACTTTTTGTTGGGCTTGGCTTTGGGTTGCTGCCACTGCTAGGGTTTGGGGGGATGGCCCAGACTGGATCACAGTTGTTGTCAATAATAATAGGGCAGTATGTTGTCAAGGTCATTGTGTCGTTAACAGACACAATCCCATTTTATCTATTATCTAAGAATGCCCGTAAGTCCTAGCATGGAAACGGGCAGAAAACATGCTAATCATCCGCTACCATTACCCACCCGTTGTTAGGGCAATGGGGGCAGCCTGATTTGCTAGGCAAGTGACTAAGAGGTTTGTCTGTCTAGCATACGTCAATGCCCTTTGGACCGTATGAGGATTTTGCAGATTGCACAGCCAAGAATGCAGATAAAGATGACCCTGGTGCCTACTGTGCAGCCATCAAGCGGGATATAGAAGG